GAGGTCTATTTGTGAAAGTTCAGACATGCTATTAGTATGATTCTAACCACATTTCTTGGATTGCCATCGCATTGCCATATGTGTACATATATATAATTATTCTTGTTGCAGTCGTCATTGCATAAACTCCCATTTTTAAAGGTTTATTAATTTCATCGTTGCCTTGAAATCTAATTACACCAATATTTCCACCATAGTTTACTGAACAATATGCTTCATTACCTGAACTACCAGCATCAGCAGTACATATTAGTTTTACGTTTAAGATTGTATTTTGTTCAACATTAGTGTTAATTATCCAGTCTGTTCCTCCTGCATTATTTGTATAAATCATATTGTTTCTAATTGTAAAGCCATTAGATAATGGGTACGAAGGGTCGAGCACTCCATCTTTAAATATATATTTTTTATTTCCACTTGAAGAATTTAATAATGTGTTCATCATTCCACCTCACATTTCATTATTCAAACGAATAGACAACCAATCAAACACAAGCGATGATGGGTCTGTTTCTGTGTATACATATAATAAACCGTTTGCGGTTTGTAATAAAATAGCACCGCCATATTCTGAATTAGGTGATAAACTACCTGTCGGAATATAATTGGCAGTCGCACCAGTCCAATTTAAACTTGCACGAAATTTAAATTTTGCGAATGTAGAATCATTGACAAAATTTGAAATTGTTACATTTATTTTGTCTTGATTTAATTTTGAATTTGTATTAGTGATCTGTGTTTGAAAGTCTTGAGATATGATAGACTGAATAGCTTCACCGTTTGCACTTACTTGAGAAGTTAATGAAGTTAATGAAGTCTGAACACCACTAATATCTTCTGTATTTTTTGTTACGGTTGATTGTAAACTTGTAACAGTTGTAGATAAGCTTTCCACAGCAGTTTTTGCTTCATTAGCTGAATTCAATGCATTATCTGCTTTTGTACTTGCTTCACCACCTGCTGTTTGAGCATTATAAATGCCAGTGTCAATTTTGCCCATATCTGCGTTATAGTCAGCTAACCATGCAGGTATATCGTTCGCTGTAAATTGCGATAAATCATAATGCGTTGTTTTATTTGTTGAACTCATTATATAACCCTCCTTTACATTGTTAATAATGATTTTCCATTAAAATCATATTGATACGCAGTTAATTTTTTATTATCGTATGTTTGAGCAGTCAAGTTTAATGCGTCGTACTGTTCGGCCGTTAATGCGTCATCTTTCATCAAGTTAACAATATTGTTTAAAGTTGTTTGTAAGTCAGAAATTAATCCCGTAGTTGGGTCTATTACTTTAATATCTATTAATTGAGAATCAATATAATCTTTTAAATTTTGAGCCTCTAATGATATTCTAGTATTTAAAGTAATTACTTCTGAGGTGATTCGATTATTAATCGTAAATACTTCTTGAGTTATTCTTGCATTTAATGATGAATTAAGCTGGTTTATTTTACTGATATAGTCAGCTTTTAAATTATCTGCCGTTATACCGATGAGATTCGTTAAATCAATATTTATTTTATCTGCATAAGCATAAACTTCCGTAATTTGTGAATCAACGTATTTTTTCAATAGTGCTATTTGTTCATCTGTGTATGACTTATAATCTTCAGCATATGAATTCATGGCGTCAATTAATTCATTAATTTTATAAACTAATTGTCCAACTTGTTCATAATAAGTAATTGAAGCATTATAAGTTAATGGTAGAGTGTTGATAAAATAGGGTATTTGTTTTTTAGGGATATTAAATTCATCAGCCATTTTTATCACGCGTTACTATTTTGTAAATAACAATAATTGTAATAATGATCATCATCGTTTCTTTCATAATAACTACCCCTTTCTACTTAGAGTATATCTCTAAGAATATCTTGTGTCAAACTTTTAATTCTTAAATTTTCATATCGTAACGAACCTATTTCAAAAGCATAAATTAATTGTTTAAGATGAAAGTTTTTTCTTGCGCTTTTACATAAACTTATATTCGGCTGAGCGTCAGCGGCTCTTACACAATAATGAAATATGCACGATGGATCAATAATTTCACTTGCATACATAATGCCATTATAATAATCTTTCCATATTCCACATTGTGAACCTTTATAATCAATTGTAAAGATGTATTTTGATGTTTCTGTTCTTTTTTCTATGAATTCTTCTTTTTCTGTTAAGCTTTTATTTTCGATAGCATAATTTGCATATTCAGTCCCTTCAATTAATTTTCCAAACCGTGTTTGTTTCATTTTTTGAATGTATTCAATGTTGCTATAATATTGAATTAAGATATCTCCTTTTCTTGTGAATTCTTTATTAAGATTCGGTTTCAATTTAAAATATTGAAAGTATGGATTGATAATTGAAATATTATTTCCCATGAATATTACACGCACATCATCACTCAAATTTCCTGTTCTTAATCGTTCAACTGTTGAATAGAATTCCAAGAAGCTCATTACCTCATTTGGCATATAATGAATAGCGGATTTTGCAATCAAAAATTCATCAAACCCAATTTTGTTAACATTCGGATATGGAACAGATTTTTTAGTGAGGGCAGTTGACAGTGCAACCGCCCATCCTGCTACTTCATCGTCGATAAGAAATTCTTTACCTCTTATTTTAAATTCATGATTAGGAAATTCATGTTGGATATCTGCAAAGAATTTATTAACATCAATAAGTTCCGTTTTATATCTTCTCAAATAGATGAATTGCTTTTTATTTTTAATGAAATCATTAATCGCCCATTGTTTAAATCCGTATGTTTTACCTCCGCCACGATTACCAATAATGAAGGTAAAAAGGGCATTGTATGAAAGTGTACGATTTAAGTCTAAATAAATGCCCATTATTTCACTCCTTTTTAAAATAGTTTTTAAATCACTTTTGAAAAGTATTTTTTATTTGCAATAAAACTAGAATCTTTATCATCTGCGCCGAAGCCAATCATGTAATTAGTATCATCAGACCAAAGAATTTGTAATGGCTTTACGCATTCCACATAATGCCCCCACTCTTTTTCAAATTCGTTTTCTTCCTCTTCTGGAATTTCAGTTTCCTTCCAACCATTCAGACCGTGTTCTTTAATTAAAGAAGGATAATCAATATAAGCTTTGCTCATATCAACCCGGCTGGCGATTCCGTTCACGCTTGCGCTGTTTGTGTATTGCCACATTCCACATTTGCGACTTGGTGCGTTGGCGTTCCAGCGTGCTAACCATAAATCATAGGGTGCAAGCACTGCCATATTTAATTTTGTTCTTGTCCAATCTAAGTTAGCATAAACCAATGCATAGAATCCAGCTTTTTCTAATTCTGCACAAGTGTATCGGCAAATTTCAGTATTTAATGTAATGTTATTTAATGTCCCCATTTTTGCTTTATAGCCGTCTGCGTCCTCCATATCAATGGCAACCGGAAGAAGTGGCTTATAATCTTTTATTAAATTGATCAACTCTTATGCTTCTTCAACCATTTCAGAATAATTGCAGGCGTAGCTATAATGATAGAATCCATATGGAATATTCAATCTTTCGCATTCAGAAACATTTCGTTTAAACTGTTCATCTTCCCTGAAATGCCCCCAGCTTGACCGAATCATTACACCATCAACTTTTCCGCTTGCTTTGACTTTATCAAAATCAATGATTCCATTATGTTTACTAATATCAATAATTTTCATATTAATTATCCCCTTCCATTTTTTCGCATAGCTTTGTTAACGCTAAAGTGTTATTATTAATTGCTTCTGTTACCTTTTCCATTTCCTCTCTGTGCTGTTCGTTCAGCTTCTCAACTTCTTCTCTGTGCTGATCTTCCCGATTAATTGTATCTTTTCGATGAGATTCAGTGATGTGATAGACATACCACCCCATTAATCCGCACATTACAATAGGGAAGCCAAGTGTTGAAACAATCTGAATAATCTGATTTACATCCATGTTTATTCCTCCATTCTAATATAATAACATGAATAACTCTTCACATTCATTATACACTAAGTTATCAATATGAACAATGGATTCAGATACAATTTTGAATAATTCTGCTTGTGTTTTACCACTTGAATTTCCAATTTTTGAATTTTCATAATTTTCATTATTTGTAACTGTTTGATTTTGATTCGTGTTTGTTGTATCGCCTACTGTTCCTTGTGTAATTTCAGTGACGTAATTATTACCATTTAAATCAACCATACTTTGCGGAGTATCACTAAACAATGTTTTATTGTCACCCATTGTTTCACTATTTGAATTAGAATTAGAGTTACCGTTATTTGTCCTATTGTATGTTTCTTTCATATTGAAAGTATTTGTTAAATCGTTTACTTTTTCAGCTTCTAAATATAACTTATTATACATTGGCATTATGATATTTAATTTGTCCTCGAGTTTCATTTTCCATAGCCCAATTGTTTCAAATCCAATTTCACGCATGTAAAAATGCTTTATAAATCGTTTTTCCCATTCAATCAATCCTTCTTGATTATAAAATGGAAATGTAAAATCAAATATTGTAGGTAATGCTATATCAATTTTTTGATTAACACTCATATTCCAAAATTCAGGATTATTCTGACTTGGAATTTCTACAATTGTTTTTAACTGTATTGTATAATTCGCCATTGTTACACCTCACTTTCATTTTCATCATAGTCTGAATCAAGTTCTAATATTTCAGCTTCTTCTTTTCTTTCGTTTAACACTTCTTTATAAGGCTTTCTAAAGTCGACTGAAATATTTAGTCCAAACATTTCATTAATCTGATCACATGCCTGTTGTCTTGCATTCAGCATGACGAAACGCATAGCTTCCACATCGTCGCTTCCGTCTGCCTCTTCTGCAACCAATCTTTCACGCTTTTCTGCACCGTTGTTTTTAACTCCAAGAAATGTCATGGCTTCATTCCAGATTCTTCGCTTTTGCATTTCTAATTTATCAGCGACAAACGGCGCTTTCATATCTAATAATTTTACACTATTTTCAATGTCAATGCTTTTGTTTGCAATGATAGCAGGTTCAAAATCTTCAACTTTTTTAGCCATGTTTTGAATTGATAATCGTGTATTATCGTCTGTCACATAAACATACGGAGTTTTCTGCGCATTTACATTAATATCAATCGTTCTTTCTAAACGTGCTAAACGTTCGGCAAATTGGATAATAATCCATTCTGTATTCGTTCTTGTAAAATTATTCCAGATAAGAACTGAATCATCAATCGTATATTCAGGAAAGACAATTCCAGATGGCGTAATTGGTCTATACAATGTTGGAGTTCTATAAACATTTAAGCGTCCGCCAATTGAACAGTTAAGCGTCAGGAATCCTAATTCATCATCGAAAAAGAATAAGCAATATCCGAATTCAAATAGACACAATTCTAGCCAGCGAACATCAACTGTTCTTGGAAGATTTTTCCATTCAAACATGTTCAAAGCTATATTTTTTAATCGTTCATAATAATTCATAAATGAACGACTATTCATGATCATGCTTTTTGGAGTTTTCATTTTTAAATTAACACTCGAATTATAGGCATTTTCATATTGAATACCAGATTGTTTTTTACTCATACTATATTATTACTCCTTCCATAATCGCCGATATAATCACCATGCCATAAAGTCACACCTGAATTAAACATGGATTTAATTTGTTCCATGTAATTTGACGACACATTTCCAGCGATTGAAATATTAATGGTTTTAACGTAATTCCATGATTCTCTGGAATTTGTTTCAGGAACTTTTAATGTGTTGACTTTGTAACCGAACATTGTAAAATAATTATCAATAATTTGACCATATTCAGGGCGTACCGATTTACAATAGGAATAAAACCCCAGCATTCGTGAAACGGCTGAAATATCGCCAGCATTTGCGCTTCCTACCATCTGATCAGGAATAATGGAGTGCGTGTATTGTTCCGCAAGTAATCCAGCGATATCATTCGCAGCTGAAGCCAAACCACCAATTGCACCAGTTACCAAACTCCCCGCTGTTTTAATAACGGCTTTTGTTGTTCCAATGGCAATGTTTGCTTTATTTTGAGCCAGCCAATTCTGATAGTAATTATTCACCCATGCGCACACTGGCCAATCTTTCAAGCTCATCATATTTTCAAGATTAACTCTTTCCCCAGCGTAATTATTCGGCGTGGCGCTCACTTGCATGTTAACTCCGAATCCTCCCCGGATGGTTGCCGTAGGTGCTCCGCTGAATAATTCATATTGCATTTCAATGCCCTGACCCATGCATTCGGCAACAAGACAGCAGTATGGGTAACAATACATTTTGTTATTTTTTGGCGTAAAGCTTAGACGTCTGCTTGCCATGTTCCACGTTTCTACACGCACGCCTTCTTGTGTGCTTACAAAATTTGAAGGTGCTGTAAATACCGCAACAATCGCATCCATTTTTCCAGCCTGTGCATAACTATTAATAATTTCTTTTAATGCAGTTACTGTAAATCCATCCACACTTCCTAAGCTCGCCCAGTACACCGGAACAGGGAAACCACCGACGATTGCGGGTTCATTCCAGTATGTCTGATCTAGACTCTCCGTTGCCATAATATAAATATTTAATGGCCCAGCTGGCGAGTGGCTTTCAGTCGTTGCAATATATGGCCCTGTTTCTAATCCTTCAGGCAAAGTGTGCTTTCCAACTGTATCATCTGCAACATGTTCTCTTTCTACAAAAGACGTTAATAATTGAATGTCAAATTGAAAAGTCTGATAAGCGTCTATGTCAAAGTAAATCCATGCAGAATTAGAATTCATATATTCAACATTCGTAACGAATCCGTAATACCATTTATTTCCATAATCTGCATTCTGAAACATCACATAATTGATATCAATTAAATTTTCAACATTTTCGGGAACTGCGATTCTTCTGTCTTTTCTCTGATAAGTTAAATTGTTAAATTGCTTTACAGTTTTACCTGCGAAGAAATTCATCTGCGCCACGGCATTGGCGAAGGTCATTTGATTTTTATTATCAGGAAAAAGCGGTACGCCATGCAGAAGGCGCACCGCTGTAAGCGCTGTAAATGCCATTTTGTTAGATTAAGCTGTCGCAACGGTGACGGTTGCCGTTCCCGTCTTGCTCGAATCGTATACACTGGTTGCAGTTACGGTAATGGATGCTGCTGTTTCATTTTCATTGATTACTAATAAGCCATTGTTATCAATTGCAGTACCAGCATCTGCGTTACCTGTAATACTCCATTCCACTCTTTCACTTGCACCGTCTGTCGCAACAACTGAAGCAGTGAACTGCTGCGTCTTTCCTTTAGCAACCGTTGCGGTTGCCGGGTCGACGGTTACGCTGGTAATAGCTGGCGTTGACGTAGTGAAAGCAATTGCGTTGGCAAACTGCGAAGTGCTGAAGATTCCCTGATGATGGAAAAAGTAATTCCAATAAAGATGTAATGCATTGTACTGCTCCGTAAAGGTATAGAAAGTGTCAAAGCACATGAACCAGTCACGATCAACCATCAGCATTAATACGCCTTCGTTTTCCAAACCGCCTAAGTCATCAACGATAACGACACGATTTAAAAAATCAGCTTTATCCATATTAAACGCATAAGCCAATACTTCAACCGACAGAATGGCTTCCGTGGCAGGTGTCATAATCAAAATCTGATCTTCTAATGGCGTGTGAGTATAAACACCCTGCGCATTGTATTTATTAGATAAGAAAGTTAATGAAGTCGCCCATGCACGAACTGTCTTCGCAATCGTCTTCGCCGAAGCTTCATCTGTCGGTGCTGTTACCTGAACCGGATAGAATAAGCCTTTAGAATAATACTGATTCATCAGTTCCTTCATGATTAAGAATTCATCATAATTATCAGAAGTATACATCGAATCCACAATACGAGCGATTAAGTCTTCAATGCCACGATAGCTTAAGAAGGCTGTACGGAGCATATCATTATTAATCGTTTGTGTATAAACTACCTTCATGTTACGACGATGGAAGATCGCTTTAACATCTGGGATGTGTACCTCGAATACATCGCCTGGATTATTCTGCGGTGGCGCTACCGTGTACTGCTGCGCTTTCGCAATGTTAACGAAAATTTCTTCAATCGAATCCCCAAAGTTCAGCATTCCCCGCTTAAACGGTGCTAACGGATTCATCCACAGCTTATTCTGAATGACAACTAAGCCAATACGATTGACTAAGGTATGCAGAAATTCGTTCTGTGCTGGCTGATAATTCATCATAGCATTGCCATATTCCGCAATGTTTTCCTGCGTTAAAACTGGAATTCGTGCCTGGTAATCTGCCGAAGCTGTTGCCCGAATACTGTTCGCTACATCTAAAACGGTAGCGTTTGGAGAAATGCCCGGTAAATCGAAAGTATTAATTGTTGCTTTTCCCATTATTCTTCATCCTCTCTTTCTCGATCTTTTCTACGATCTGGCTTTTCAAATAAATTTTTCCATTCCACATTGTCTTCTACATCATCATTACGAATGTCATCACGTTGTTCCCTCATTGCTTCATCCGTTCCACGCAAGAACATCGTGGTATATTTTTCACGTAATGTTTCATAGCGACCTTTCCATGTTTCGCCTGCTTCTGTTAATCGCTCGATATCTTCACGATACCCATCTCGTTCCCGTGTTCGATCGTTAATCTCACGTTCCATTTCTTCATCGTCACCACGTAAACGATCAACCATTGAACCCAATACTGTTACATCATCACCGGATTTCAGAATGTTCTCATAAATACTCATTCGTTCATCTCTTGTCATTCTTGGCATATTATCGCCCCTTTCCTATCCTTATTATAATCTGACTTATAAAATTAAGCAAGAACAAAATATCACAAGTAAAATTATAAATATCATCATTCCAGTCACTGTTTCTGTCTTTGTGAATTTCATCCAGATAAATAAACTTAACATTGTAATTAAAACTGAAATCAAAAATACGTAAATAATCATTTTCTTATCCTCCTAATAATTTAATTTCATGCCATTCTTAACTCGCATTTTACCATTGACTTTTAATTGTATCACGTCTGTAATATTATACTCGTTTGTATAATGCTTCCCATCAGATAATGTAAAGTAAAATTTTACACGATCTTTAAACACTCGAACATTCTGAACTTCTAAGTCATACCAGTGAGCCTGACCGTAAATGTCAGTTAACATTTTTACTTTCATTCTAACCACCCATCATAAATAACAATACAATTTTCATCATTAATCTCTCTAATGTTAAACTGTATTACTAAATCCTGATCGCATAATTGGGATAAAATTTTTAAATCATTCATTGTATTAATCTTAATGTAAATTCTACCATTCTTTTCTTTTAATTCAAAACCGTTTATATTCAAAAATGGTAAATATTTCATTGGGATATCATAGCTAGAATCAACTAATCTAAACAACATGTTCATCACCCTTCCTATTCTAACCATCCATCATATATAATTATACGATTTTCTAACTTAGGTGTTTTTTCAGTTGCAAAAGTTAAAACTAAATCTTGGTTGCATAAATTGGATAACAATTTAAATTGATCAGCTGTAACAATGAAAATGTAAAATTTCTCACGCCCATCATCCGCAATTTCTTTATTAAAACCAAAACCGAATTCTTTTATTTTTTCAATATATTTCCATGGATAATCATAATCGGCAGTAACTAATAAAAATTTCATTCTTTTTCACCTCAATTTATAAGGACTTTCTACAAGGACTATTCCACCTTGAACATGCTTCGGCATTAACCTGCCGTCTGCTTTTTCAAAACCTACATGGAAATTTTCCCATGTTACTAACTCTTTCAAACTGTCTGGCATACCTGCACATTTTACATTCAATTTTCCATCTATTTCTTCAATGTATGTCTTTTGTCTAATAAACCTCGCTCGTGTAAAATGACTTTCCAATTTCCAGTAATTTAATTTCTTATCATCAACTTCAATATCAGGAATATCTGTTCCTGTAATGTGAATTGAATCCGTATCAGCGTAACAGAAACGATCATAAACCGATTGAGCTGTACGAATAATTTTATCCCTAGCCCATGCGGTTATAAATACGCCAAGCGGTGTATACTCTGGTTCTCTTGTTTCTGACTCACCTAATTCATAACGAACAATTCCGTTTTCCAAGTAAGGAATTTTCCCTGTGACATCCGGTCTTGTCGCAAACTTTCCATAAAGAGAATTCAGCATAAGCTTCGCTAATTGTTTAATTGCGCCTTCGCTTGTCATTTTAATATTCATCCAGTAATCAATGTATTGATCAAATACGCCTTGACATGCTTTGAATTTATAACCATCAATATATTCAATTCCACCGATGATATCATAATGTTCTAAAAATAATTTTAAATCAACATTCGTTAGCACCATCTGTACAACTTCCTTACTGTCTTCAATATACTCATTCATCGCAAACATTAAATTCTTTTTCAATTGAATTGTGGGTAAATGATTCGGCTTAATCTTAAATCTGCATTCAATCTTTTGAATATACAATGGATATAATTCATCTTCTTGATATTTCCCTGTAAAATATTCAGGTCTTCCATATGGCAACATTCTATGAACCATCATCGACGGATACATAGAATTCATATCATATACTAATCCTTCGCCTAAATCTTTATCGGCAATTTTTGGATTACAATATGTCCATCCGCCCCGGTATGCTAAACGAATAGAACTATCCATTTCTAAATCCAATACTGGAAATAATTGCCTGTACTTTTTCTTTCCAATTAACTCTTTAAAATAATTTAAAGCGTCTGCGCCGTTTGTCATTTTGGTTAACCCTTGATCAAGTTGAACCGCTAAAGCCTGCGATACAATACAGACATCGTTACGAATATAATCAATTTCTTGTTGTGTAAGTTCATGACCTATTTCACGATATTCATTATAATCAATTTCCAGCTTTGACATTTCAAGATGAAATGATTTAGCAATATTAGCAACACTGAAGGGTAATTTCTTTAAACTGTCATAGATAACAACTTTGTTAACGCCTTTTTTACGTCTTTTATAAACAATTTCTATTGAATAAAACTGCCCCATTCTTGATATCAAAGTTGAAAACTCTTTTTCTTGTGGCTTCTTTGAATGTTTAAATCCATGATTTAATAGCCAATGTATAATGAATTCACCATCAAATTTCAAATTGTGGAAATAATAGATTGCCTGATTCTTTTCTATAAATTCCATGAAATCATCAAGACTATTACCATAATGAAAGTTATTAATATTTCCTACTTCGGCAATCGCATAAGCCCAAACGCGACAATCATCAGGATTCGTTATTGTTTCAAAGTCAGCACAATAGCGAAGCATATGCTAAGCTCCAAAAATCATGTTTAAATATCCTAATTTACTATCAACTTCTATTTGATCATCATAGTTGAAATCAAAATCTACAATATCCTCTGTTAAATATAATTGTTCAAATTCTTCCGGTGACATTTCATTCACCTTATCAATAATAGCATTAGCATTAGAACCAAAAACATTTTGAAGAGATTTTATATAGTTATTCTTGAACAAATTCTGTGTTTCTAATTCATATTCATCACGTGCCCTGTTCGCTGCTTTTTCTGCATAATTCTCAACATCTTGAGCTGTTTGCAAAGTTTGCCATCGCTTTTTGAAATCCATATCCCTCAAATAATCATAGCGAGGGTCTAACATTAAACGACGATCAATAACTCTTGTATCCGTTTTCTTTCCTCTGGATGTGAATGTTTTCTTATCAATCTTATTTAATTTGCGCTTATTGCGACGATTGATTTTTTCTACATCCTTTTTAATCTGCTCATATTCTTCACGACGTAATACAACGCCATGAGGATTTTTAACATATCGGAAATTACGACGATCAATAAATTTCTTTGATTGCTTTACAAACTCATTGTATTCTTTTCGACTTCCAAACTCTTTAATGGGCTTTGTCTTAATTTGAAGTTCGACGCCGAATTCCTTTTTAATTCTGCTTTTCTTATTCGATATAGATTTATTTAATCGCCTTACTTCTGACTGTTGCTTGGCAGATAATTTAAACTCTTTCGCCATAATCTGTTTTCCTTTCCTTGATTAAAGCAAAAGCCCGCCGAAGCGGGCTATATTTTAAAGTTTACTTTCGTCTACTTCCAAAATCAGCTTACGCCCTTTACCTGCCTTAATCCGTTGTGGAATAACTGGTAATGGTTCTTCCCAACTGGAAGGAAGACCAAAGATTCCGAAAATCTTATTCAACGATTCAACAACACCTTTCGAAATGCAAGCATAACGGTTTCCTTCCGAATCAATTAGAATCGTACGCGTTACGTTGTTCATTTCTCCTGTTTCTTCATTTTGCATTGAAATGCCGTGGCAAACAACATTAACAAGATTAATTGTCTTGCCAATATAATCAGAAACACCTTTTGATTCTGGAGCATTAATTGCATTCAATGCCTGTGCTCGATCTTTACGGCTTGAACCGTTCAACGTTGTGTAGACATATCCTACTTCACACTCAGAAGCCTTAATTAATTCGTTCATTATTTTGATTCCTCACTTTCTGTTTCTTCAACTAATGTAGCTACTTCCATGAAATGCTCAACGGACAGCTGATACTTATGATCTTCATGTGTAATATCAGATACAATGAACTGAGCATCCTTATCTAAATTAAGAATCTCAATCGCATGTTTCCGCATTTTAGCTAAATTCACAATTCCATACATTACACATTCTGCATTATCAATCACTTCACCTCCTGCGTTAATCACCTTTACTTTGAAATTCGTTGTTGTGATAGTTCTTGTAATCATTTTTGACATTGTTTCATGTCCTCTCTTTCTGGCTTTTCTAGCCGACGTCATTTCTGGCGTTTCGTCTTAATTTTCAAAGACTCGTCAGGGCTACTATCTTTCTATAAATATTATATCATAAAACAAGCAATTTGTATCATTAATAATTTTTTTCGTTCTCTATTTCATCTAGTTATGATAACTAGATCATCTCATGTCTTGACAAAAATTTTAATATCGTGTATATTATCATTGTAGACGAATAGTTAATGAAAATCGTGAATCATAGTGAGCTAACGGGTTACACCGTCATTATGAATATTGGGTTAGCACCTCGCATTTCAACTATTTCTAATCTACAACCTATTTAAAAGAAAGCTGTGATTACAATTCACAGCTTTCGCATTTCTTTGAAGATGTCTACTAATTCACTTGATGAATATGGTGGCTTTCTAAATACTAAATAGAATATTTCACTCCATTCTCCGACTTTCTCTGACTTTGACCTCTTAATCTTAATATCCCCGCCTTCTTCATTAAACGTAACTATTAATTCTTCAACGGTTGAACCAATCAATTTCCAACCGTTTCTATCCCAGACATAAGTTCTCACTTCTCGATCTGAAAACTTTTTAGCGCATGGTCTAGCCATGAATGATCACCGTCCTTAATGTGTCCTCTAAGCGATAACTATAATGACGATTCGACCTAATCATTAAATAAATCCAACCATCAATATAATTGTAACGTAAGACTTCGCCTTGAATCACTGCACCGTTTTTCATGTTTACTTTAATTTTCATTGTTTTATCCTCCTATATAATATCCGTAATATTTCCATCTTCATCAAACCAAACAGAAGTAGTGAATGTTTCCACGTCTTCATCTTCAACTCTAACGACAGAATAGCAATTAACGTAGAATCCGTTTGTTCTACTTCTGTCAATGTAAGAATTTGAATTCTTTACCTCAAATTTGCAACCCATAAATTCTTTGTTCATATCTTGTTCGTGGATTTTGATTGCAGTTGTAATTAAGTCTAATGTGCTTGTTGTCATATGTATTACCTCCATCTTTCTATACATATTATATCATAAAAACACCTGTTTGAATCAATATTAATATTTTTCGTTCTCTAAATCATCTAGTTTTCATAACTAGCTGGCTTGTGCATGTCTGAACTTTCACAAATAGACCTCTATTTTTAACTCCCTTGAATAATATGACATTCGATGTCAAGTTCACTTGAGTTCTTCCACGCAAACGCTCCCGGCCTCCCTATGCTACTCGTCTGCGTTAGCGTCTGCGCCGGGCTTGG